GGCATATGGATATTAGGATAGATAAGAGACTAATTAGTGTGTTAATCCAGGTGAATGAGCACAAGTACACTAAAGGAGCTATAATTAAAATAATAAAAAATAATTAATTAATTGTAAACTAGGCCCCCTGGAAGGGCCTATATTATATGATAAGGGGCATAATAACACATAAGTTATCTTAAAAGTAGTTTATTATAACTTAGCTGTTATCATATATTAATATTATATATATGTATATATAGTAATTATATATTAACTATATAATTATATAGTATACTATAGTTAACTATACTATATATATACTATATATATAATATAAAAAATACGCCTAGGTTCGGCATATTACTGAAAAGTATAACTACTGAAAATTTGGTGTGAGTACTTTAAACGTGTAATAGATAACAAACCATATTCCTGCAACAGGTATCCATATCAGGATGCTGAGAACAATCCAGTTCTTTAACATATCTGCCATAAATTGAAATAATCCTAGAATCATTATTCGTAGTCCTCTCTGATTACCATGGTGTAATCTTCCTCTTCCTGTAGGCTAATATTCCCTTCTCCACATGAAAAGTGTACAGGATGTCTGCCCGTCATTCTAGCTGAATGTAAGTTATAGAATTCAACGTATGCCTCATGTCCTAGAGGATGTTCATTGATTATCATAAAACATGTGTCCTTGCATTTATAATGTTGATATAATGTGCCTCTTCTCATAATGGGGCCTCCGTTATAATCGTATAGTTCTCGTTCTTTGGTAGTGTTACACAGCTAGTACAGAAATAATGTGCTATGAGCAGGCATACTAAAAACCAAGCGAAGCCTAAATAATCTTTCATTCACACTTCTCCTTACCTGGTTTATCTAAATACCATCTTACCATACTATCCTCATCATCTTTAGGTAACGTGGTACACCCAGTGCAAAGTTTCCATATACACACTATCCATATAGTTATCCATATAAATCCAATAAGTCCTCTATGCTTCATCATGCTGCACACTCCTGTATACACAGTACTATCACTCCAATATATAAGGCTACGTGGCATAAACCATATAGTCCACCTAGGACGTCTAGTATTTTTCCATGTGTACTGTCTGTGTCCCATAGATCCTGTATGTTATCTAGTTTACTCATTTTTGTCTCCTAATGTCTTTATTAGAATGTCAACCTTTTTCTCCAGTAGATTCATTCTCCATTGAACTAGAATTATCACTACTGCGAACACTACTAAAGTTAAATCTATAGCTCCCATTATTTCCTCCTGCAAGTTAGTGCTAAGTAAAAGAATAACGCACACCAGCCTGCCGAAAATCCTAACATAAACATAATCCATAATACACTCATGCTTCCTCCTAATCAATTAAAGGACAACCACTCTTCTCCACTGTTTGTACGTCCTGCCCAAAGATTGAGGTGGTAACCTTTTTAACATCAACTCTCTTTTTAATTAATTGCTTAGAGCAAGTTACGTTTCCTATAACTCCATCTACAGCGTGTGCTTTAGCAGCATCCTCAGAGTCTAGCCACCAATCATAAGCTATTCTTAGTTTATATTCATGCTGGGCCATTCCAAGTCTATGGGCCACATCTACCTCAATTCTCATTAAGATCTTCTCTAATACTTCTAGGACAGATCTAATCTGCTTAATAGTTCCAGCTGCTCTCATACTAGCTTCATGTGCCATTAATGTGCCAGATTTCAGGATGTACCTGTTATCACAGTACTGTAAGAACATAAACGCTGCTGAATAAGCTTCTTTAACTACACAAGCAAACTTCTTTCCGCTACTCTTCATTGTATCGGCCATAGAGTCTAGAGCACTAACTTGTCCACCAGGAGAAGCTATGTACACATATATTCTTTTAGAGTCTGATTCTAGTACCATCTGAGCAAAGTCTGTAGCAGTTTGTTCTACCATAACTCCTTTAAGCTCGAATATGGCCATAGTTGATTTAAATTCAAAAGTAGGTATCTGTCTTACTACATGATCCGGTTTGGCGTTCACAAACGATAACACTGTAAATAGAAATGCTAAAATCATTACGTTAATCTTTTTCATTGATCTCTTCTCCTTTTAAAAGCCTTAAATAGTTCCTTCTTAATTCTTCCTTTGATTCCACAAGGACTTCCTGCCCTATTTCATCTAAAGCATAATCCATGACGTATTGAAACCAATCTTCAAACTCTTCTTCTAAATCTTCGGAGTCATAGACATTAGTTCTCATTGCCCCTACTTGTCCTTGGTTATAGATGTGCTCCATTTCTTTATTCCTCTCTTGCTAAAAAATTCTTGGTATATGGCAGTAGAAATATTTTCTACAATCAGTTCTTGGTTATCTCCAGATATGATTTGTGTAAGCCCTGCTTCATGTAGGATGGCATGCATCATTTCATGTAGTAGGGTAGAGTATAAGTCTTCTTGGGATTTAATTTCTTTAGATAAGTATATCTCTCTCTTAGTGAAGTCAATCTCTCCCATGTTTTCCCCATCACATCCGGACTTAATTTTATATCTTCTTCCCTTTATAGTCATGCTCTTAATCATAATATCTCCAGTCTAGCCTCTTCTTTAGTGATAACAGCTATGGCTGGTGTCCAGTTAGTTCTTTTACTATTCGTATAATCAAACGGTAGTAAAGAATCATCTGCTAACATTCCACAGGAAATCTCAAAAGTTGTATGTCCCTGTCTAACGATTCTGGTAGTAGCATCTTTATAAACTATCCCACCATAAGCGTTAACTTGATTACCAATCTGGTAAACCCAGGCTTGGTGATCATGGGCGCGGACTACCGAGCCTTTAAAATGTCTTATATGCTTAGCTTGCCAACCATGTACAAAATAAACATCATCTATTTTTAGAAAGTCTCTTTCAGATTTCATTGTTTCAACACCTTTAAAATCATATAAGTTGTTATGTGCATCTTTAAGAAAATGATAAGACTCAGGAAGTTTCTTAGCACATTGCTTTAATAATCTAATGTCATGATTACCTAGAAGCTGATAACATTTAGCTCTAGGAGCAATCTGTTTTACTTTCTTCCAAAAGTTAACGGCCATTTCTCTAGCAGTTACAATTTCATTTTCAGGAGCTATTAGATTTAAATTCTTGTCAAAGCGTCCAAACATATACTGATCGAATAGATCTCCCATCTGAACTATGTGTGTAGGCTTTTCTTTTCTAACTGCCTTATACACTTTCTCTAAAGCTTCTTTATCTACCCAAGGAAAATGTAAATCTGGTATTGCTAATACTTTATTTTGTTTCTTCATTGTGGCCTCCTCTAACCATTCTAGTAAGAATTTGTAGGGCCTTATCTCTATTTAGCTCGTAAGCTATTTCCTTATCCCAATGCGCTTTTAATCCCGTAGGTTTATGGGTGATTCTAACACCTGAGGTGTCCCAAGACAAGTCGCCTCTTTCAGGTCGGAAAGTCTCTATCAGCAAGTCTTCTGGCTGTAATTTTTTATTTTTTGCATTTCGTTTCCTCCACTCCTTAATTTTTCTGATGATGAATGGTATAATTAATAAATCAAACAATATAAACACTATTTTAACAATTAATTTTTTCATTTTTTAATCCTTCTCCTTTTTGTGATGTGTATATAAGTGGGGTAAACTTTTATATAGTCCACATCTAGATTACTGTTTATCCAGGTAACAAGTTTAACCAAGGGTGCCCCACCAAGCACACAGCAATCTATAGCTTCTGCTGTGAGATGGGCTGAATTGAGTGTTCCTCCAACTCGCTTATTAACTTCATAACTTCTATAGAAGCTAGTTATATAAAATCCAAGGAACTGTTGTTGAAGAGGTTCAATTACTTCTGACAACATGTGGTCTGCATTAGGTGCCAATTTATAAGGGAATGTATTATCTAGTCCTGTCTGTGTTGGGTTCAATCTCTCGAAGTTTAGGGTGCGCTGGTATAGCAATTTAGTGATTAATTCTTCGATAAAATTTAAGATTTTCTTTAACATTTATCCTCCATCTACTTCTAATTTTACCACGGCTAGCTCATTTTGTCAAGGTTTTTCTTGACTTTTTATCATATATATGGTATCATATAAATAGAGGTGAAAAATGGAACAGAAAAAAAGAGGCCCAGGTAGGCCACGAAAAGATGAGAAGAAGGTACAGAAGGTTACAGACTCTCTAGTTCTATTAGAGAGAATGACAAGCGATAATCCTAGAATAGCTCATAATCGTAACAAAGACCTTGTAATCACTAAAGATAGTGCATTCCAAGTGGCTCTCAAACGAGCTGGGGTAGATGAAGACTATGTAGCTGAAAAGCTTAAAGAAGCAATGAACAATGAAGTTATTAAGATGAATGCTGATGGCAGCCCAGGTGCTCATAAGTTCAAAGACATGCATATTATGCTTAAAGCTATTGAGATGTGGGTTAATGTATTCGGGTATAAAGAGAAGGCTAAGGAAGCAGCTAAGCCTACTAAAGATACGTCACCTAAACATTTACATATACATGGATTATCAGGGGAGGATTTAGATGCAGCAATTGAAGCAGCTGAAATTAGAAAAGATAAAACGTCTAGCGAAGAATGATTTCTATTATTTTGCTAAACATATCTTAGGTAGTGATCTTATGGCTAAACAGCCACATCAAGAACTATGTGACCTGTTGACTTCAGATTCACCCAAGAAGCTTATTCTACTGCCTCGTGGTAGCTTTAAATCTACAGTTACTACTGTAGGGTATACTTTATGGAGATTAGCTTACAATCCTAATCTGAGAGTTCTGATTAGCTCTGAGAACTTTTCTAACTCAGCTAAATACTTAGGCGAGATAAAAGATCATATGGCTAATAATAAGTTGTTTAGAGCTTTATATGGAGATTGGAAACCTAAAGATCCAGGCTTCTGGACTAAAGAGAATATAACTATCTCTACTCGAACTAAAGTAGGGTTTAAAGAGCCTACTATTACAGCATCAGGTGTTGGTCAGACTAAAGTTGGTATGCATTATGATTTAGTTGTATTAGATGATATTGTATCTAACAATAACATTGCTACGCCAGAACAGATTATGAAGACATTAGACTACTATCGCTTGATACTATCATTACCAGATCCAGGTTCCACATTAATTATTATAGGAACTCGTTATCATTACAATGACTTATACGGACATATTTTAGAGAATGAGCCTGAGAATTATGATACTATAGTTAGAAAAGCATATCAGGATGATGGGACATTATACTTTCCTACAAGACTTACGGACGAATTCCTGAAAGAACAGAAGAAAGCACAGGGATCAAGTCACTTTAGTAATCAGTATCAAAATGAGCCTATTGATGCTGAGACAGCTATGTTTCGTAGAGAGTGGCTTAAATTCTATACGACAGTACCTGACAATTTACGTCACTTTATAGTTACAGACGCAGCAGCCTCATTATCCAATACAGCTGATTATTCTGTGGTTATGATTCTAGGAGTAGACCAATACTCTAATATCTTTGTTTTAGATCCCTGGAGAGGTAGGGTAACTATATCAGATTTTATAGACAGAATATTTAGGCGAGTACACGATTATAATGTGCAAGATGAGGGCACAGTTACGATAGAGACTAATGCTTTTCAACAAACTATTAAGTTTATGCTTTGTGAAGAAATGAATAAAAGAAAGTTATGGTTTAGCATTACTGAGGTTAAACCTAATTCAAGGCAGACTAAAGTTAGGCGTATCCAGGCATTACAGCCTTACTTTGAGCATGGCAAGATTTTTATCAAAGAAGAACATCAAGACCTTATGGATGAGATACTAAGATTCCCTAAGACTAGGTATGATGATCTTATTGATGCCTTAAGTGATTGCGTACAGATAATTTACCCAGCGACTGCCCTGGCCGCAGATCCTTGGGAAGATTCAAAATTAACTAAGAACGAACAGGATGTATGGAAAGAAGTAGAGAAGCTAGGTAGAAAAGTAAAAAGAACTAAGAAATGGAGGATTTAGATGAATAATATCATGCTTATAGCTACAGTGAGTGTAGCAGTGACAAACATAATGTTAGTAGTTTTATACCTGATTAGTATTAAAGCAAGTAATGCTATCCAGAAAGATCTCATCAATAGACTGATGTCTAAGAACTATGGTGAGTATGCTAATGTTGAGTTAGCTAAAGATAGAGAAGAAACAAAAAGAAAGGACAATAAAAAGAAAACAGACACACCAAAGATGATTAGAGTATAACGCGTATATAATTAATATATTACTTATATATTTAGTATATATTAACCAACTATAGTTATTTAATATATCTTAACTATAGCTAATCTCTGTTATACTCCTTTGGTTAACATTTGAATATAAAACAGGACGTATCAAGAAAAAGCTTGACAAAGTATGTTAAAAATGGTATAATTAATAATAAGAGGGTAAAAAACCCAGTAATAAAAAATAGATCCTTTTGGCTAGACCAAGGACATTAACACGAACTAAAGAGGATTTATTTATGGCTATGCGTATTCCATCCAATAAAGGTTCTAATTATCCTAAAGATGCCCAAGGCTTTGCTAATTTAATCAAGGCTATGCATGATAGGGCTATTAGAGATAGACGTGCCTTAGAGTTCACTTGGTCACTAAATACAGCATTTTATCTTGGATTCCAGCATTTAGGTTTTAACCCCCATTCTGGGGAGTTATTTCGTGATATAGATAATGAGACATATATAGTTAACCGTATAGCTCCTTTTGTGGAGACTAGGGTAGCTAAGCTCACACGTGGTAAACCAATACCTTCAGTTACTCCTGAGCGACACGACCCATTAACCATCAAAGCCGCAGAACTTAACGAGCATCTATTTCGTCACTATTGGAAGGTACAAGACCGTGACGCCAAAGAGCGTACTCACGCTATTCTTATGGTATTAATGGGGAGTGCTTTTAAGAAAGTTACATGGAACCCTTCAGTTGGACAATTCGTAAAAGAAGAGAAGTCAGATAACCAAGGCAACGCTATGTTTAATGCAGATGGTTCTGCTGAAACTGAGAAAGTATTTCTTGGAGATATAGAGTGTAACATCAGATCTCCTTTCGCAATTCTTGCATCTCCTGGAGCAACTAGTATTGAGAATGCTGATTGGATTATGGATAGAACATTTAAAACATTAGAAGAGATTCAAACTGATTTTCCTAAGTTAAATATTGATAATGTAATAGAGCATGATGGCGGAATGACCATCTATGAGAAGTTTGTAAATAGATTACAAAGCCCTATATTCTCTGGAGTAGCTGGGTTTGCACCAACTAGACGCGACGCTAACGAAGGCGGGATACTTCCTGAACATAAGATAGCACTAGTTATAGAGTATTGGAAGAAACCATGTAAACTATATCCAAAAGGTATTAAAGCTACAGTTGTCGGCAATCAATTAGCTGATTTTGAAGAATGGCCCTATGAACATCAATTGTTTCCGTTTGTTAAAACAGATGAAAAAGAACAACCTTTTGATTTTTATGGTGTGTCTACAATAACTAGATTGATTCCTATACAGAAGCATTACAACCAAGCAAGAACACAAGTAGCTCTTAATGGCGAATTAATGGCTAATGGTAAGTGGTTAGTCCCTAAAGGATCAGGACTTATTGATGATGCCTTAACAGATGAGCAAGGCGAGGTAATAGAATACAATCCTAATTTAGCTGCTCCTCATCAGGCTGTCATAGCTCCCTTACCTAATTATATCATGGAATCACAGAATCAAGACATTATAGATTTAAGAGATGTAGGCGGAGAAAGAGAAGCGACTAATGCACCTTTCCCTGGCCTAACTGCTGCTGTAGCTCTACAAGAAGCTGCTGCCCAGGCTAATGAAATACTTGGACCTATCTTAGCTAATATTGAAGAGGGTGTTGAAAGAGAAGGAGAAATGGTTCTTTCTTTAGCACATGAATTTTTTGAAGACCCAAGAAAGATTAAGATAGTAGGACAGAATAAGAAGTTATTCGTAACTATAGATAAAACAGATCTGAGAAATCAGACTGATATCACAATACAATTAGACTCAGGACTAGGTGAGTCTAAGGCTTCACAGAGACAAGCTCTGATTGATTTATGGGATAGAAGGGTTATAACTGATCCAGAGAAGTTCCTTAAAGCATTCGAGATTGGAAGCTTAGACATTGTAACAGGTGAGCAAGACCCAGCTGAAGCAATGGTACTAGAAGATATTGAGGCTCTGAAAAATGGTAAGATGCCACAGGTCAGACCCTTTGACAACCACATAATGTATGTGAAGATGGTAAGCAATTTTATCCAGTCACCTGAATTTAGACGTATGCCAGAGGACAGGCAAGAGCAGATGATGCAATTTCTGCAAATCCACCTCCAGGCACTTCAACCTAAACAGGAGCAGGATCAAAATCAAGCTGCTGTAGGGACTCCTTCTGGCCCACAAAATACAGAAGGATCATAAGCCGCTAGGCGTAAAAAATAGTTACTAACCCGACCAATGGTCGTAAAGGAGAAAAAGAATGGGTGACAAAGACGAAAAAGATACAAAGCAAGAAGATGTAAAAAAAGAAGAAGCCGAAGCCACATCAGCTGAGGAAACTAACGAAGAGAAGGATGAGTATGGTTATGATTCTATTGTTGGCACTAAGGAAAATAAGATTCCTTATTCAAGATTTAAAGAAGTCAATGATAAAGGTAAAGCTGCTCAAGCCGAATTGGATGATTTAAAGGCAAGTATGAACGATCAAGTAAATGAAGCTGTAAAAATGAAAATGCTAGAGGACAAACTGCTAAACACAGAAGAAGCTCCTGTAGATGACTATTCACAGTATCTTGATCCAGACAATAATTCTGCACAGACTAAAGCTGAAGTTTCTGAACTAAAAGCTCAGATAGCACAGCTTACTAATCAAGTACAGGAAGTGTCTGCCTTTGCTGAACAGAAAGCTTTAGATCAAGATCTTAAAGTACTAAAGAAAGAATTTCCTGCTATGAACACAGAACATGTTTTAGCTATTAAGAAAATGAAACCCAATGTTTCGTTAGAAGAGATTGCTAAGTATTCAAACGATACGTTTAATAATCACGCTAAAGAAACTTATCAAGCAATGTTAGAGAAGAAAAAATCTGATGCTGAAAAGAAAAAGACAGTTGGAGTTGAACGGATTAGAAATATCACTGCTGATGAGAAACCAAAAGATATTAAAGACGCGAAAGCGTTAATGTTAAAATTTATGGATGACGATTAGAAAGGACAATTAGATGGGACAGAATTTAACTAATTTCGACGCGATGTTAAAGGACTTTTATGAAGGTGCTTTGAGAGAGCAGTTGAACAATGAAATTAAAATGTTTAAAGAACTTGAAAGAAGTTCAAAATCTTGGAGTGGGCGTAAGGTAGTTTGGCCAGCTCATTTAAATAGAAATGGCGGAGTTGGAGCTAGAGCTGAAACAGTTGCTCTTCCAACAGCAGGAAACCAACAGACAGTTGCTAGTAATATCACAGCTTCATATAATTATGGACGTGTTGATCTTACTGGACAAGCAATGGCTGCTGGCAAACACGCGTTTGCTGAAGCTTTAGCGTTTGAGCTTGAAGGCGTAAAAGACGACTTAAGTTTCGATCTTGGCCGTCAAACTTATGGTGAAGGTTTAGGTATTCTTGGACGTATCGCAGCCGATTTTACACAAGGTTGTGCTACAATTACAAACCAATATAGTGTTGCAGGATCTCCTGGTGCACGTTATGTACATACTGGTATGGTTATTTCTTCTGGATCTGCTGCTTCTCCTGAGAGTGGACACTGTGCTACTAACGTATGTAAAACAATTGTTGCTACTAACAGTGGAACAACTACTGATACAGTACAAGGCTGTGCTGCTTTTAGTGGAACAGCTGGTGACTTTATCTTCCGTTCACTTTCTGGTGGCGAAGGTAATGAAATGAAAGGGCTTCGTGCTCTTATTGATGATCCTTCACTTGATTCAGCTGCTAACTGTTATGGAAGATCTGCTGGTTTCCTAACAGCTACAATTCAAGCAATTAGTCGTACTACTTATTCTAAGTGGAAAGCTAATGTTGATGCTAACTCTGGTGTAAAACGTGTTCTTGATTCTGCTCTTATGCAGAAGGCTTTTGATACAGTTAAGAAAAACAGTGGTAAAGATATTGATCTGATCATTGGTGAGTATTCTGTAATTAGTGCCTTCCTTGATAGTGTTTCAGGGGACAGACGTTATGCAACTAAGGACTTCGACTCAGGTCGTGGAGCATTATCCTATAATGGTGTTTCACTAATACAGGATCTACTAGCACCTTATAATGAAATTTTCTTACTGAACAAAGCTGCTGTAAAGCAATATGTTCTTAAAGATATTTCTTTTGCTGATCATGATGATCGTATAATTAAAAATGTTGCTGGTTATGATAGATGGGAAGCTTTCTTATGCTATTATGGAAACATTGGTATTGAACAACCATTGGCTTCTATGGCTGTAAGAGACGTAATACCTGCTTCATAAGCAGATAGATAATGATACCGACTAGGGAGCTATAGTGGTTCCCTAGTCTTCGTAAAGGAGAGAAAATATGGGTATTAAAATTAAAAGCGTAGATAGAAATAGTACATTAGCTAAATACAGAATTCCTTTTGGACCAGGTAGTACAGCTAGTTCTGTATCGTCTACACTTAACTTGACTGTTATATGTCCTGTTAAGGCCGTACTTAAAAAAGTTGTTTATACTACTATTACAGGTATCTCTGCTTGTGCAGGGGACGCTTGTCATATAATTATAGCTAACAAAGCTAGAGGTTCATCTACAATAGATAATACTTTAACTGGTACTTGTGCTGGTGTTGCTGCTTACGCGATAGTTATTGCTACGGCTACTGCTATTGTTCCAGTAACAGCTAACACACCATTTTCAATTATGGTAAGTCAAAGTTTAGTAGCTCAAGAGGTTGCTGGGTACTTGGAATTTGATATTTCTACAGACCAACGATAGAAGGAGGAAGCATGGCTATTAAAATTAAAAATGTTGACTCAAGAAGTGTTTTGGCTAAAGAGATAATTCATTTCGGACCTACTACTTCAGCTAGTGGAATATCAAGTGCTAAGGTATATCCGATTGTTGTTCCAATAGCATGTAAGTTAGACAATGTAACATTTATGACTGAAACAGGTATTTCAGGAGATTCACCAGTATTAATACATGTACTTGTAACTAATCAAACTACTTCTCAAGTTCCACTGGACTATTCTATTACAGGAACTACTGCGGTAGTTAACGCTATCACAGCTAATTCAGTATTACAAGCTGTACCAGCTGCTTCAGCTGATTTTCCAATTACAGCTAATAGTGTACTTTCAGTAATGATAAGTGCTTGTGAAGTTGCAGGAGAAATTTCTGGATATTTACAATTCACTGTTAACAAGACGGTGGACTAATGATAGCAGTTGATAAAGTGGTATTACGTGAGATGAAGAAATATGATGATAAATTATTCATTAAATGGAATAATGAACATTATCATTTTGAAGTGTGGCGTAAAATGCTTTGGGGCGACCGCATTATCACACCAGTTATTAATTCAATATATGAGGGCAGAGACAATAGTTTCTGTCCTTTAGATTCCAGATTACTTGCTTGGTTATTCTCAGCTGATTCACAGAGGAGAGGACTAAATAAGAATTGGAAATGGCGTACAGATAAAAGATTTAAGGAGATAGCTTTAAAGACAAAGACTAGAACACAGAGCCTTTATAAAGATATCGCAAAAGATAATTATAGTTTAGTGAATGCTGAAATGCTAGGCATGCATGCAGCAAGTCCAGAGATTAGTGATTGGGTAAAACCTGATATACAGAATAGATCTGGAAGAACTATGCTTAGATCAGCAGATAACGTAATAGAACGTTTTGGAGAGGATGAGTAAATGACCGTACTTGAAATTATTGATAATGCTAGAGCATTACTTCAGGAGCCACTAGATACGGCTAGAACTTTCCCTGATAACACTAGTTCATTCTGGAAGGATGCTGATTTACTAAATTATTTTAATATGGAACAGCAAGCAGTTGCAGCTGTCCTTGGAGAAGCTAATGAATTATTCTTAGTCACATCAGTAACAATTGATTTAGTTAAAGATCAAAAAGAATATGATCTTGCTACAGATTTTAGAAAGATGGCTAGACTAGAAGACTACACCGATAGTTCATCTCCTATAGAGCTTCGCCCTATGTCTTTTAACGATAATACGTATACTACAAGAACAATCTTTTCAGTAACAGCCGCAGGGACACCAGTAGCTTATGCCCTTAAAGGGACACAAGTTGTTGTTAGCCCTAGACCTTCTAAAGATACAACAGCTGGATTGAAGGCTTATTACATTAAAAGATTACCTGATTATAGTTCAGCATCAAGTATATCAGAGATACCAGCAGAGTATCATGAAATTTTAGTGTGGGGAGTTGTTAAGAAAGCTTTGTTTCAGCAAGAAGGAACAGGAGAAGCTTTAGTGGCAGCCTCTACAGAGTATAATAGACAAACAAGAAATATGTTAAAACATGCTGAAGACAGACAAGCTCAACGTCCAAGGCAAGTTAAAAGAAGAAAGAGGAGAGGTTATTAAATGGCTAATGACGGTAATTTAAATAAAAGAAGTATTACAAACATAATTGAGATTAGTGCAGTTGCATCAGCAGCTACGCCTGAAGTACAATTTGCTGTAAATGGAATGTATAACTTTAGTATTACAGTAGCTACATCAGCTACCTCTACTTTAGGATATACTATTTATACATCACCTTTTGAAGACGGTGGGTTACAACAGCAGGTTACGTCTACTTCAGTATTAGGTACTGCTACAGGAGCTTTCACAGTTAATACATTTACTGATAATAATAATAATTTTTGTAAGGTAGCTTTTGATGGTATTTCTCAAACAGGTGGACACATCGCTGGAACTATTAAAGTATATCTAACTTATAACGAAAGATAAGGCTAGAAATGGACACGTTAGGTTCACGAGAAGAATTGACGAAATAAGGAGATAAAAATGGCGACTGTTGCAAAAGCGTATACAACAACTATAGTAGCTGGATTACTAGCAGCTGCTTCTAATGTTAGAAGAGCACTAGATGATATCTATGATGACTATAATGGTAATATAGATACAGATAATATAGCTGCTGGTGTACTAGAGGGATCTAGTGTAGGTATTACAGATGCTGGGGCGTTGTTTAGCTCCTGTGAAGTTGAAGGTGCTCTACAAGAGGCTGCTGCAATGGGCGGAGTTAGTACTGAAATAACACAATCCTATGCCACTGTGGGCCAAGTAGGAAGTGCTTGTCAGATTATGGCAGGACATCATTTAGCTTTAGATGAATTTGGATGTACAGCTACTGAAGTATTAGCTTTATATTTATTTCAATCAGCTAGTTTAACAGCAGATGAAAATGCTACATATACTTTAAATAATTTAAATAATGTATCTGGAGATGCAGGTTTATGGGGAGCTGGAAGTGATTACGCAGCGATGTTTGATGGGGCTACTAACTATTTTAGTAATGGAACTTTGTTGGATACCATGAAAACTGACTTTAGTATGGATTTTTGGTTTAAAACGGACGAGGGGCAAGGCGCTATTCAAACGTTAGTGAATAAAGTGAACACAACTAACGAAAATTTTATACATGTTGGTATTAATGCTACAGGATCTATTTTCTTTTCATATGAAGCAGATAATGCAGGATCACAAACTATATATAGTATTACTAATCTTAACTCAGGATCTTCAGATTGGCATCATGTAGCAGTAGGATGGGATAATACGTATGGTACTAGGTTATGGCTAGATGGGGTACAAGAGGCTCAGCGTAATAGTTCTACAGCAGTTATGGCAAACGGCGCTGCAGATGATTTTTATATTGGAGCCTATAATGGGGCGTCTAATTTTTATGAAGGAAGAATAGCTTACCTTAGAGTAAGACAAGATATAATGACTCAACAAAAAGTAGAGGCTGCAATGGCAGTACATACCACCCTTAATTCAGAAACAACTAACATCAGTGTCTTTACTCCTTATGTAAGAGTAAATGGAGTAGCTGGAGATGAGCAACAGAGAGCTTTCGCAGGAATGGAATTAGGTAGAAATACTTCTACTTTTAAGTTATTTACAAAAGGAATGATATTCGGTTCAGCTGACTTAGTACAGATAGTGAGAGGCTAACTAATGTTTAATAAGAAACCAGAGATACTACAAGCTGTTATAGGGACGCAGTATACAATTACAGCTGCTTATGCAGATGTACCTGGATTAACTGTTACTGCTCGTATAGGAGGATGGTATAGGATTACAGCACATGTTTCTGTAACTACTGGACAATCTAATGATACTGTATCAGGAGCTTATTTTAGACTAAGAATTGGGGACAGGAAGTTTGTAGGAAATCCTGAAATATCTGAATCTTTAGGTGGACTAACTTGGGTATGGAAGCAGATGCTTAATGGAAGAAGTGCTAATGATTTCCTTACCATGTCAGAAGTTGTTTATGTAGCTGCCGGTGAAGAGATAGCCGTACAAGCTGTAGAACAGTCAGGTGATGATGCTACGATTATGCTTGGATATCTTGCACACACCAGATCCTTAATAACAGCAGAACTTTTAAGTCCTGACGAAAAACCAGTGAAATTAGATTCAGTTATGATTTCTAATCATGCTCCTGGGAACTCATGGACTGATTTAAATAGAATGGTAGTTACTATTCAAGAGAGTGGTTACTATAGTATTGAAGCGAAACCAGTGGTAGATAGTTATGGACCTAATAGAACTGATGGAACTACCTCGGTAAGAGTCACAGTAAATGATGTTCCTCAAAATGGACCTATTTTAAAATATTTATTTCAAACTGATGCAGTTACTAGATATGGCGTTAACGCCAGTTTATTTATTACTAGACGTTTTTTACAAGTTGGTGATGTAGTTAGACTGCAAGGGATAGCAGAAAGTATTGGTGGAGCTGAATATGAATCTAGAGTTAGAACTGGATCAAGATTAACAGTTATAAAAGAAATAGCGCCAAGTGCTAAAACATCTACAGTAGTTTTTAATGATACTAATTTAGGAGCTGCTTGGGCAGATTTAGCAAAGTATACTTTAACAGCTGCCGAAAAAGGCTGGTATAGGATACAAGGATTTTTTAATAATATAGCATATGATGTACCTGGAGCTACTACAAGTTGTTCTTTGAGATATGCAATTAATGGAGTACCCGTAGCTGCCCCCATATCCTATAATTTATATGACCATACTAACGCTAATAGAAGACATGGAAATCCTCAATTTATGCAAGCGATACTTAGATTATCTCCTGGAGATATAGTTACAGTACAAGGTATTGATCATGGTGGGAATAATAGTTATATAACAGGCACTTTAGGTACAGCACAGAATTATATGGAACTAGTTAAGATTGGAGAATAAGTAATGCCTTTAACATCAGCACCAGCAGTTACGGTAGGAAATTTAATAGGTGGCTATAATGCCAACCTTAACTATACGAATATGCAAGACAATATGACTAATGATGCTAGGAATGTATACATCACTGTTTATGGTAGTATTAAAGAAAGACCTGGATATATTAGAAGATTAAATACAAGATTAAGGAATGCTAGTTCAGCTGATGTGTTCGCTAATGGAACTCCTATAACTGGACACTTCCAACTTGTCAAGCTTGGGAATTCTAGTACCACTGTGAAGGCCGAGGTTGTCGCTAGCGGGGAGAGTTTATACAAATACACTGCTACATCCGCGTCAAAAATACTATCGATTACAGATCAATCTGAGACGTTCTGGCAGTTTGCACAAATTCAAGATCCAAGATCAGCTTCTAATGATGTTGTCGTAATGGCTAACGGATTAGATAAGATACATATATGGGATGGCACAGAGATTTCAGCAGTGCTACTAAGTGCTGTAACTTCTGCTACGCAAGTACCAACAGCTAAGTTTATAACATCATTACAGAATAGACTATATGCTTTAAATATAGTAGACACAGCAGATGTAGATAGTAAGGTTAAAGTAGCTGTAACTGAGTTTTCAAAAGAGACAGGTGCTCCAAGACCACAAAGATTTACGAATAGTTTTTATGTAGGTGGCTCTGACAAGTTTGGTGAGATCACAGGACATGCAATAATTAACGATCAGTTAGTTATATTTAAGAGAAACGCTACATATAAATTTATTCCAGGTTCAGGAAGACTTATAGATACTGCTGGCTTAGTTCAGATGGATGAAGCTGTAGGATGTATAGCTCCTGAGTCTGTTGCAACAGTAGGAAATATAGTAGTATTCTTATCTGAGATAGGAATATATGCTTTTGATGGCGGAAACTTTGTTAAGATTAGTCATCAATTAGATAAGGATTTCATTAACTTAGATAGAAGTTTACTGAAATATGCCAAGGGTTATTATCATAAAGAAGCTAATCAATATTGGATTTCTATGCAAGATCAAGATAATGAGTACATAACATTCGTATATGACTTAGATAAGAAGATCTGGTTTCCTCCTTATGAAGGATTTAAACCATATTATATGTCTTCTTATAGAGATGATACAGATACAAGCAAACTTTTGTTTGGAGATCCTAATGGTTATCTTTACACAGCAGATGTTGGGACAGCAGATGGTAGAGCTTTAGGATATACAGGAGTTTTTGATGGAGTTGCTGGGGCTATATATACAGATAGTTCAGCTACTTTTGATACAAGTGCTGATGGCTTAGCTGGATTAACTGTAAGGTTTATTACAGGAGATCCAAAGAATGATAAGTGGAGAACTATTATTGCTAATGATGCTACGTCAATTACTACAGACACAGCTTTTGACTTTACTCCTGGTACAGCGAATACATATGTTATTGCAGGAATTAACAGTTATTATAGAACTAAAGATTATGCCTTTGGTTCTCCAGATATAGATAAGTTATTCAGAAGAGTTACTATAAGAGGTGGGCAACTAGGAAATGTTGAGGCTAAGATGAACTACATAGTTGATTTTAAAAGCTTTAATAGGGCGGGCACTGCCACCTTTAATTTAATTGGTGACGGAATGACTTATGATTATAGTAATTGGGATGCTGCTTATTGGGATGGCACAGACCAAGTTATAAAGAGAGTTAATTTAAGACCATTGAATACTCAAGCATTGACAGGTAAGTTCTTAGCTCTTAGGTTTTTGAACCAGCAGTTTAATCAGCCTTGGGAAATCTTCGGCTTTGATATTCAGATGAAACATGCTGGAAGGAGGAATAGGTAATGGGTTTATTCGATAAGGTAGGTAGAGCGGCTACAGATACACTGCATACTGTTGCAGATGCTCCTGGCTCTCTTGGTAGGAAGCTTGGGGGAAAAACTGGCGGTAAAATAGGAGATGCTTTCGAAGTGTGGCATCCGTTTGCTCGACTTGCTAAGGGTGGGTCTGAATTAACCAAACTATTCTCTAGAGATGATAGAGAAGAAATGGGTATACCAGATCCTCTTACAGGCAGATTAGAAGAAGAAACCGCTGGAATTAATAAAGAATTAGCGTCAGCTAGAAAGTCCCTAAGAGAAAGAGAACAAGAAGCTAGAAAAGGATTAGCCTCCTCAACTCAAAAAGTTGGAGAAGCTATTGATAATAAATTAGCAGAAGCTTTAGAAGATACAGGTTTTCAAGTAGGTGAAGCTGTG